CGACACAGAGCGATTACGCCGGAAACATCAAGCCGAGCAAGCAGAAGTCAACGGAGCGTATCGACGGAATCGTGAGCCTCGTGATGGCACTTGGGCTCCACGCTACGGCGACTGCGAAGCCAGCAGACCAGTCCTGGGACATCATCACCCTATGAGCGAGACAGCCACCAACGACTACCGGATGCACGAGCTCCGTGGCATCGACTGGGGCGAGATGGGCGGTGGCCGAACGTCTTCGGGCGTCCGAGTCAACGCCGACACGTCGATGGCCTGCTCGGCCTACACGGCGTGCATCCGTGTCATATCGGATTCGGTCTCGTCTCTGCCGCTGCACCTGTACGAGCGAGTGACGACGGGCGGCAAGCGTAAGGTTCCCGAGCATCCGCTGTACCGCCTGCTGCACACGCAGCCGAATCCGTGGCAGACGGCCCAAGAGTTTCGGGATTGGATGACCGGCCTTTACCTGCACTACGGGGCAAGCTACGCCGAGAAGCGGCCCGGCCCCCGTGGCACGGTTGGCGAGCTCTGGCCGCTGCACTCGTCACGCATGGAGGAGGAGCGGCTAGAGAACGGCCAGATTCGCTACCTCTACCGTGAGCCGGATGGCCGGCAGACGGTGTACCGCCAGGAGCAGATCTTCGCCCTGCGGTACACGACCAGCGACGGCATCCACCCGATCCCCACGTACCGTCTGTTTCAGAATGCCATCGGCCTGGCTCAAGCGTTGGAGGCCCACGGGGCCACCTACTTCGGCAACGGTGCCCGGCCCGGCATCGTGCTTGAGTCCGACAACCCGATTCCCGTCGAGGCGGCCGAGCGTCTGCGTGAGCAGTGGGAGCGCATGCACCGTGGGCCGGATCGTGCCCACCGGACGGCTGTGCTGCCCAACGGCGTGAAGGCCCACGAGCTCTCGCAGAGCAACGAGGCGGCCCAGTTCCTTGAGACTCGCCAGTACCAAGTCATCGAGATCTGCCGGGCGTTTCGTGTGCCGCCGCACATGATTCAGGATCTCACCCGCAGCACGTACTCCAACATTGAGGTGCAGGGCACCGAGTTCGTGCAGCACTGCCTGCTGCCGCACCTCAAGCGGTGGGAAGCGGCCATTTCCCGTGACCTGATCGACGACGACGCCACGTACTTTGCCGAGCACAACGTCAGCGGCCTGCTGCGTGGCGACCACGCGAGCCGCTCGGCCTACTACGTCTCGGCGATCCAGAACGGCTGGATGAGCATCAATGAAGTGCGTGAGAGCGAGAATCTTAACCCTCTCGGCCCCGAGGGGGACAAGCACTTTATTCAGCTGAACATGACCACGCTGGACAAGGCCGGCGAGGAGCCGCCTGCACCGGAGCCGGTGGCCGAGCAGCCCGTGGTCGAAGCCGAGGACAGCCCGGCCGACGAGCTCGAGGACGACGCCGAAACAGAGGAGCAGACCGATGGAGATTGAGCGACGGGACTTCGCTTTTGAGGATGACAACGAGCTCGTTGTCGAAAGCCGTGCCGACGGCCGGGCCGCCATCGTTGGGTACGCCGCCGTGTACAACCGGCTGAGCCTCGACCTGGGCGGGTTCAAGGAAGAGATCCTGCCGGGTGCGTTTGACAAGATTCTCGGCCGCCAGCGTGGCAAGGGCGACGTGGTCGCACTCTTCAACCATGACAGCAACATCGTGCTGGGCCGCACGTCGTCTGGCACGCTAGAGTTGTCCAGCGACGAGAAGGGGCTGCGGTACGTGGTGACGCCGCCCGTGAGCCGGGCCGACGTGCTCGAGCTCATCCAGCGTCGTGACGTGCGTGGCTCGTCGTTCGCCTTCACGGTGGATCCGAAGCACGAGTCGTTTCGCACCGGCGAGGACGGCAAGGCCGTGCGGCAGATCCGAGAGGTTTCGGGTCTGTACGACGTTGGGCCGGTGCTGGTGCCGGCGTACCCACAGACGAGTGCCGGCGTGGCCATGCGTTCCTACGAGGCGTGGCTTGCGTCACAGAACGAGCCAGCGGCCCCGCCTGCTGTGCGCTCGGCCATGCGTGGCGTCGCCCAGGCGTGGGCCGCCATGCTGAGGCTCCGCAATGTCTGAGGCCCGCTGCACCTGCGGCGAGAAGTTGCGGTGCCGCTCTAGTCGTGCCTGCGGCGATGAACGGCAGCGGTATCTGCGTTGCCCACGGTGCGGTGCTCGTGCGGTGGCGTTTGTGAAAACAACAGTTTCTCAAATGAGGTTCTGCAAGAGGCCGGGGCAGTAGCGGCATTGTGGACTCCATCGGCAATCACGCCGCTGGAGATCACACATGGACCGCCTCTCGACTCTTCGCGCCGAAGCCACCGACGTTGCCGAGCGGATTGACTCGCTCACGGCCCTGCAGACCGACAACCAGGCTGATCTCGAGTCCCGTGATGCGGAGCTCACCGGCCTGACCGAGCGGGCTCAGAAGCTCGCCGCCTCGATCGACTTCGAGGTGAAGGTGGTCGAGTCGGCCAAGAATCTCCGCAGCGTGGCCGAGCGTTGCTCGCCGGCCCCCGAGGTGCGTGCGGTTGAGAATCGCATCGAGCCGGTGCGGGACGGCCGGAAGCTCAAGGCGTTCCGCTCGCACGAGACGGCGTACCGTTTCGGGATGTGGCTGCGTGCCAAGTTCGCCGGCGACGACAACGCCCGGCGGTGGTGTGCTGACCACGGCGTCGAGAGCCGCACGATGGTCGAAGGCGTCAACAGCACCGGCGGTTTCGCCGTGCCTGAAGAGGTGTCGAACGAGATCATCCGCAACGTCGAGACGTACGGCGTGGCCCCCACGGCCCTGCAGAACTTCTCGATGGCGTCTGACACGCTCATGATTCCGAAGCGGCTCACCGGCGTCACGGGTGCGTGGCTCGGCGAAGGCAGCGAGTTCACCTACAGCGACATGACCGGCACGCAGGTGCAGCTGGTTGCCCAGAAGTTCGGCGTGGCCACCAAGGTCAGCAACGAACTGTGGGCCGACGGCGTGGGCATCGCCGACCTGATCGCCACGGAGCACTCGCTGTCGGTGGCCAAGGCCCTCGACGAAGCGGTCTTCACCGGCACGGGCACCTCGGCCTTCGGCGGCCACCACGGCGTGGCGGTCAAGATCGACACCGCCCCGTTCACGGCCAGCGTGGCGACGGCAGCCAGCGGCAACAACTCGTTCGAGACGCTCGACAAGGAGGACTTCCTTGCCGTGCTCGCCAAGTGCCCCCGCTACGCCCTGCCGGGTGCCCGGTGGTACATCTCGCCGGCCGGCTACCACGCTGCGATGCAGCGGCTGGATCTCGGCCAGGGTGGCAACGCCAGCGTGGCCAACGGCTTCGGCCTCACCTTTTTGGGCTACCCTGTGACCCTGTGCCACGTTCTTAACAGCACGCTCGGTGCGGATGCGTCGAAGATCAAGGTGCTCTTTGGCGACATGGCCATGGCTGGTGCCCTCGGCCTGCGTCAGGGTTACGCCCTGCGTGTCAGCCAGGAGCGGCTGGTCGAGTATGACCAGACCCTCGTGACCGGCATCGTGCGTGCCAATGCGGTGTTCCACTCGCTCGGCTCGACGACCGAGGCGGGCCCGGTGATCGCGCTCAAGACGGCGTCCTGAACCTAGTTCCTTCCACGGAGAACTGCTCCCATGATCCAGATCGCAGCGACGAAGACGGACGCCCGTTCGGCGGCGAGTGTGGCGGCCTCGGCCACCCACAGCCACGAGATCGACACCCTGGGCTTCGAGTACGTTTCTATCGACGTGGTGTACTCGCCGTTCACGGCGGCCACCAGCAATGCGGCTCCGGTTCTCCGGCTGACGCAGCACGACGTGACTGGCACCGGCCAGACGAACATCAGCGGTTTCGTGGGCGGCACCGACTTCACGGTGGCGGCTGGCAGCACGACCGGGGCGGCCGTGGGCTACGTCGCCCGGATGAACGTGGACATGCGTGGGAAGCGTCGCTTCCTGACGCTCTTCACCTCGCCGGGCAACACGGTTGCCATCTCGAGCGTGGCCCGTCTGGGCCGTGCCGAAGAGGCTCCGTTCTCGGCGGCCACCAAGAACGTCGGCACGCTCGTCAGCGGCTGATCGCTTGACACATGCGGCACAGTGGACGGCTGGCAGGGCTCTACGCTCTGCCAGCCGT